CATCGAGTCACGAATGGCCGGAGTGAAGCTAGAGACAATGAGCCTTAGCTTACTCCGGCCATTTTTCCGTTTTAAATCAATTTCATATCAAAAATAGAAGCGTTTCTGGCTTTACGAAGGCGTAAAGAAAGGAACGCTTTTATGTCTGAAAAAATCATCAGGATCAAGTCAGGGAACGAAGAATTCACAATGAATGTAACGGAAGAGGAATACAGGAATTACTTTAGGCCGTGGTGGCAGATGAAGAAAAGGGAGCAGAGGAACCGGGAAGCGATGGAGCAGAACGGCTACACGGAAGAATCCTACGAGGAATGGAAAGAGAACGATATGCGGACGGAACTGTTTGCGGAGAGCATGGAGGAACTGGCGGAAAAGCGGATGCTGCTTGGTGTGCTGCAGGACGCTATGGATTCCCTCCTGCCGGAAGAGAGGGAGCTTGCCATGAAGGTGTTCGGGGAGGAAATGAGCGTTTATGAGTATGCACGGGTGACGGGCGGCAACAGGCGGACGCTTGATTTCCGCAAGAACAAGGTCATGGAGAAACTGCGCCATTTTTTCCGGGAGCATGGGTTTGACGTGTGATTCTCTCCATATTCGACAGGAAAAGATACGTTTGTCGAACGGTTTTCAAAAAAGTTTTATTTTTCATTGCCTGTTTTCAAAAAAGTGTCATTACGACAGTGAAGGGGTACAAGGTTATCAGCCCCGGAAAGGAGGGAACGGAGCCTATGGCTGATTTGGAGTTGCTCTCCATCGGGCTTATCAACGATATGTACTGTGAGAGCCGCAACGACTCATTTTCCTACGCTGTACTGGCTGATCAGGCAGCGATGGACGCTTTTTGATTGAAAAAACAGCCATTTTCTGCTATATTTGTAGTGGGAAATGGCTGATAATGTTAGATGAATTTTTAGTGAAAAAAATATTTATAATGAGGTGACTATTGTGAATGATAAGAAAATATATAGTGATTTAGTTTGTCAATTGCTATCATCTATATCAGAGGTGTATTGGACTCGAATGTGTAATTACATTGAAGAAAACAATGTGGCTCATAAAGATGTAAATTGCTTTTTACTTAATCCAGAGTCTATGGTGATTTACTTTGGTCAAAAATTTTTTGCTATTGAGTATTGTGGTAATCCTTATCTTGAAGATTTTCAAACCGTAACTACGCGGAATATTACAGTTCGGGATTTTACAAAGGAAAAGCTGTCTACAAAACAGTTTATAGAAAAGATTATTGGATTCAAATATGATGGAACCAGTAATATAAATCTTCCCTTGTTTGCGGGTGAATATGAAGACCTTATCGTTCCTACAAATAATGGTATAGATAAATTGATTGAATTGAAATGGAATTTTGCTGCACAAGACAGTGTTGTAAGTATTAATTCGACAGGTCTTGATATTGCAGATAATCAGTTTGTTCGTCTTATAAATACTAGATTTTTTGATGAGCAAAAAGGAGACTTAAAAACTAGAATAATAAAGTGGATTGACTTTCTGCCATGTTATTATAATGAACCAGATGAAGGTGAATTAGATGAAATAGGGTTTAGTGTATCTATATATGATAAATTATGGTATCATGATATGCTCTATAAGTATCCAAGACCAAATGACTTTAAATTTAGTAAACTGCCGCAAATAAATAGATTTATTGAATTTTGGGGGGATTCTAATTACTCAGAACCAGAAATTACTTCTTTTTTGGCTCGTGATGAGAACAAGTTTATCCTTAATATGGGCTTTATGGGCGTTGGTGTATATAATGAAGTTCTTTGTGAATGGCAAAGCGAAGAGCGGGAAAATATCAAACCAGACTTTTTTGTATTACGTGCCAATGGATATGCAGATATTATAGAATTTAAACTTCCCAATATGAAATCCAACTCAATTACTGGAAGAAATAATAGGGAGCATTTTAGTTCTGAATTAAACACTTATATAGCACAAACCAGAGTATATGCAACTTATTTTGATGATCCAAATAATAGAAAATGGTTTGAAAAGAAATATGGTTTTAAAGTATACAAGCCAAAACGATATTTGGTCATAGGAAGGCGCAACGATTTTGAAATGGATGAATGGATAGAAATAAGAGCCGATTACAATAATTTAGAGATAATAACATATGATGATTTGGTTGATACTGTTATTTCGCAGTTTTATCAATAATTCTATTAAAACAGAATAGATTTTTACATAGGCACTTGCCATCACAGCAGGTGTCTTTTTTTACGCATTTTTTCAGGGAGCCTCCGGGCTTCCTTTTTTCGTGGGGAGGTGCTTTGGGTGGGAGCGTCAAGGATACAGGGCATTACGGTGGAGATCGGCGGCGACACCACAAAGCTGACCGCCGCGCTGAAAGGGGTAAACGGTGAGATACGCACCACGCAGTCACAGCTTCGGGATGTGAACAACCTCCTGAAACTGGACCCCGGCAACACGGAACTGCTGGCACAGAAGCACAGGCTCCTTGCACAGGCGGTTGCGGAAACGAAGGAAAAGCTGGAAACCCTGAAAGCCGCTGCGGAACAGGCGAACGAGGCGCTGGCAAAGGGTGAAATCACTCAGGAGCAGTACGATGGTTTGCAGAGGGAGATCATCGAGACCGAGGAACGGCTGAAAAGCCTCGAAGAACAGGCGAACCGGTCAGCGGTGGCGGTGCAGAAGATCGCCGCCGTGGGCGAGGACTTGAAGAACTTAGGGGATAAGATTTCCGGCGTGGGGGCCACCCTCACCAAGACCGTGACCACGCCCATTGTGGGGCTTGGCACCGTGGCGGTCAAGACGGCGGCGGACTTCGATTCCGCCATGAGCCAGGTCGGGGCGGTGTCCGGGGCAACCGGGAGCGAGCTGGAAGCCCTGCGTGATAAGGCAAGGGAGATGGGGAGCAAGACCAAGTTCTCCGCATCGGAGGCAGCCGAGGCAATGAACTACATGGCAATGGCCGGCTGGAAAACCTCGGATATGCTCTCCGGCATTGAGGGCATCATGAACCTTGCCGCCGCCTCCGGGGAGGATTTAGCAAGTACCTCCGACATTGTGACAGACGCATTGACCGCTTTCGGTCTGACCGCAGCGGATTCCGGGCATTTTGCTGATATCCTTGCGGCGGCCAGCTCCAATGCGAACACCAATGTCTCCATGATGGGCGAGACCTTCAAATATTGTGCGCCCATTGCCGGGGCTTTGGGATTTTCGGCGGAGGATACTGCGGAGGCAATCGGGCTGATGGGAAATGCGGGCATCAAGTCCACACAGGCCGGAACTGCGCTCCGCACCATTATGAGCAACCTTTCCGGGGAAGTGAAGATTTGCGGTTCAAGCATTGGTGAGGTGACCATCGCCACCACCAATGCGGATGGGAGCATGAGGGATTTGAGCGCAATCCTGACTGACTGCCGGACGGCATTCGGCGGTCTGTCCGAGTCCGAAAAGGCAGCGGCGGCAGAGGCGCTGGTGGGAAAGAATGCCATGTCAGGATTCCTCGCTCTGATGAACGCCGCCCCTGCTGACATCGAGAAGGTGAGCAGCGCCATAGCGAACTGTGACGGGAAGTCTGCGGAGATGGCGGCCACCATGCAGGATAACCTTGCGGGGCAGCTTACCATCCTGAAAAGCCAGTTGGAGGAGCTTGCCATTTCCTTTGGCGAAATCCTCATGCCCACCATAAGGCAGATCGTCACATGGGTGCAGGACTTTGTTGACAAGCTCAACGGCATGGACGAGGGGACGAAGAACACCATCGTTACCATCGGCCTGCTTGCGGCGGCAATTGGCCCGGTATTAATCATTATCGGGAAAGTGGTTTCTGCGGTGGGCAGCATCATGACCTTCATCCCCACGCTGATTGGCGGCATTTCCAGTATCGGCGGAGGGCTGAGTGCGCTGTGGGGAATACTCGCCGCAAACCCGGTAACGCTGGTCATTGCGGCAATCGCGGCATTAATCGCTATCTTCGTGGCATTATGGAATAACTGCGAGGGCTTCCGGGAGTTCTGGATCAACTTATGGAACGTGATAAAAGACGCGGCTGTTGCGGTATGGAATGGATTAAAAGACTTCTTCTCCAATATCTGGAACGCCATCACCGGGGCGGCGCAGGCCATCTGGAACGGACTGAAAGATTTCTTCAGCGGGCTGTGGGAAGGAATTAAAAATATTTTCCAGACCGTGCTTGATGTGATAAAGGCACTCATCGTGGCGCGGTTCGAGTTTTACAAAACCATTATCACCACCAGTGACGGCGGTGCTTTCCGCCATTAAGGATGTGGTGGTTTCCGCGTGGGAGGCGATAAGGAGTGCCATCACCACAGCAATGGAGGCGATACGCTCTGCGGTCATTGCCGCGTGGGAAGCAATAAAGAGCGCGGTGTCCTCTGTGATAGAGGCGATAAAAAATGTGGCTGTGGCGGCATGGGAGGCTATCAAGTCAGCGGTCATTTCCATTAGGGAGGCGATAAAATCCGCCATCACCGCAGCGTGGGAAGCCATCAAATCCGCAGTCAGTTCCGTGGTCAATGCGATAAAAGAGGTCATCACCAGTGTGTGGAATGCCATCAAATCCACGGTTACCAGTATCGTGGGCGGCATTAAGGACGCGGTGGTAAATGTGTTTAACAGCCTGCTCTCAGGAATCAAGAATGCCATGAGCGGTATTGCGGGAGCGGTGAAGAGCGGATTCGATGCCGCGATAAACTTCATCAAGGGGCTGCCCTCACAGGCATTGCAGTGGGGCAAGGATATCATTGGCGGGCTGATTAACGGCATCAAGTCCAAGATTAGCGGCCTTGTGGACAGCGTGAAGGACATTGCGGGAACCATTGCGTCCTTCATGCATTTCTCCGAGCCGGACGAGGGACCGCTTTCCAACTTCCACACTTTTATGCCTGACATGATCGACCTGCTCGGAAAAGGCATCCGTGGGAATTTAGGGAAACTGACCGGCCCCATGAAGGAACTGGCAGGAACACTTATCCCTTTTTTCGTTCAATAAGCTGGCCCGTGGAACGGGGCGGCGTTTGATGGGAAAGAGAGGGAAATGGGATGAATTTAAAACAGAATTACCTTACACAGTCCGGCTGTTATAAAGCGGGAAAGCGCATCACCGTGAAAGGTCTTATGATCCATTCGGTGGGATGCCCGCAGCCAAAGGCGGATGCATTCATGAAGAACTGGAACAGGGCAGAGGCATCCGCCTGCGTCCATGCCATCGTAGAGCCGGACGGGGATGTGT